GATGCGTAAGTCCAAAAAATTAGATAAGTGGTGCGAGGGTGTCTTCTATGAAAATGATGCCTATAAACTGGGCCCTCAGATCTTAAGAGATGCGGAAGTGTGGGGAACTGCCTGTATGCACATCTTTGAAAAGGACGAGAGAATCTGCTGGGAACGAGTTGCCATTGCCGAACTTACAGTTGACATGGTGGAAAGTCTCTATGGCTTTCCTCGTCAAATTCACCGCGTTAAGAGTATTGATCGTGGTGTAGTAATGGCGATGTTTCCCGAGTTTAAAAAGGATATTGAAGTTTGTGTTAGTGCCTCGGCAGAACTCAAAGGTACCTATGAAAACATCGCAGATCTTATCAATGTCGCAGAATCTTGGCATCTACCTTCTGGCAAGAAAGCTAAAGACGGTATCCATACTATCACAATTGAGAATTGCACCCTGCTTTCTGAGAAATATGAGAAAGACTTTTTTCCGTTTGTATTCATTCACTCAAGCCGCAAACTCTATGGCTTTTGGGGGCAAGGTGCCGCTGAGCGTCTTCAATCTATCCAACTAGAAATCAATAAGATTTTGTGGGTTATTCAACGTAGTATGCACTTACATGGCACCTACAGGGTGTGGATCAAGACAGGCTCTAAGTTACCGAAAGAGCACATAAATAATGATATTGGTGCCGTACTTGTAAGTGACGAGCCTCCGCAGTATTTGTCTAGTCCTTTCATTCCTCAAGAGTATTTTCTGCACCTAAAATCCTTGAAAGACAGTGCTTATGAACAAGAAGGTGTAAGTCAACTTACTGCAGCTGCACAAAAACCTGCTGGATTGGACTCGGGGCGTGCTTTGAGAGAGTTCAACGACATTGGTTCAGACAGAATGACTGTTCTTGGTCAAGGCTATGAGCAATTCTTTATGGAAGCCGCCAAACTCTCTATCTCTGTCGCAAAAGAAATCTATGACAGAGAGGGCAGCTATGAAGTAAAATTCGCGGGATCACAATTTATTGAAAGCATTGATTGGGCTGATATTGATCTGCAAGAAGATGAATATGTAATGAAGATCTTCCCTATAAGCAGTCTTCCTCAAGATCCTGCTGGGCGGTTTCAGACGATTCAAGAGTATTTGCAAGCTGGTTTCATTACACCTCGTCAAGCACGGCGCCTCCTCACATTTCCTGATCTTGAGGCTGAGGATAATTTGGCTAATGCTCGCGAAGAATATCTACACAAAATACTTGATCGCATGGTAGATGAGGGTGATTGTACTGTCCCAGATTTAGCTCTTGCAAATGAACTCAGTTTAAGTTACTATGCTCAAGGGAAGTGTTTGGATTTAGACGAGGAACGATTGGAATTGTTACGAAGATTCAGAGATCAAGTGCAGCTTCTGCAGACAAAAGCGATTACGCCGCCTCCAAATCCTGTGACGGGTCCTATGCCTCAGGGCGTGCCTACAGCTACACCACAGAGTGATCTTATACCTAATGTAAATGGTCCTGTAGCCGCATGATTTTGTATAAAATAACAAATAAGATAAATGGAAAATGCTACATAGGACAAACTACAGGAACTTTAAAGGAACGTTGGAGAAACCATTGTAGGCCAACAAATTGCACCGCTTTATATCGAGCAATTAAAAAATATGGTAAAGATTTCTTCCTAGTAGAAGATCTTGCTTCTTACACAAATTTAGCTGATTTAAACAATGCAGAATAATATTATATTAGCTGGTTTAATTGTTTGGTACCAAATGGGTATAATTTGACTACAGGAGGAAATAATTATACTCGTTCAAAAGAAACCAGAAAACGAATGTCGGTTGCACGAAGTGGAAAGAATAATCCTCAATGGGGAAAGAGGCTTTCAGATGAACATAAAGCGGGAATATCTGCTTCTTTAAAGGGTCGTGTAGTGTCAAAAGAAACAAGACTTAAAATAGGAACGAAAAATAAGCTGAACTATGCTAATGGTGGCACATTTAAAGGTAAGCATCACACGGAAGAGACTAAAAAGCGGATGTCTGAGGCGCAGAGCGGAAAAAAGAGCTTTAATTACGGTAAAAAGCTTTCTGCAGAAACAAAAGCAAAAATCTCTTCCGCTTTAAAAGGAAGATGTCCTACAAAAGAAACCCGAAAACTCTTGTCCGAAAGGCAGCGGGGAGAAAAGAATCATAATTACGGCAAAAAGCTTTCTGCAGAAACAAAAGCAAAAATGTCTGCTTCTCATAAAAAGTGGATTACACTAAACAGTAAGACAAGGAGTCTTTAAATGTCACTTGAATCAGCATTAAATGTATTAAAAACAATGCCTACGCCAACAGAAAAATTAGCGGCTCTTCAATCTCAGCCAGGGGTGTCTGTTCAAATACCCGGTAACTCGGCGAAAATAGAGCCTGAATCCGCTTCAAATACAGCGGGGGTGGTGGAGGCAGATACTGCCACTGCCTCCGAATCTAAAACGCCTAGCCCAAAAGAAGACCCTAAAATCGCTAGTCAATTCGCCGCTTTAGCTAAGAAAGAAAAAGCTATCGTGCGTCAAGCCCAAGAAATCAAATCAAAAGAATCAAGTTTTGCAGAAAGAGAAAAAGCCATCGCTGCTCGTGAAGCCAAGATTAAAGAATCTGAAGCTTTATGGGAAACAGATGTATTCAAAGCACTCGAACTTCGTGGTTATGATTATCAAAAGCTTACACGTCTGCAACTTGATGGGCAAACCGCTGCACCCAAAGTTGCGCTGGATCCTGAAAAGGCTGTTGCAAAGGCCTTAGAAGATTTTCAAAAACGTCAAGATGAGAAAGAAGCGGCGCAAAAAGCTGAGCAGGAAAAATATTCCGCTCAACAAGCCGAGGCACAAAAACAGCAACTAGAGCAAGCTTACGCAAATTACAGATCTGAAGTAGAAAAATTTGTAAAAGCCAACAGTGATACCTATGAACTCACTTCTCTCTATGATCAAACTGACTTAATTGTTGACACTGTCCAAGAATACTTCGACAACTATGACAAAGTTCTCTCAATCAAAGAAGCTACTGAAATGGTAGAAAAGTATCTCGATAACGAGGCTCAAAAAGTAATGAAGACTAAGAAGTTTGGTAAAGCATCTGCACCAGCCGCAAAGGTTGAGGATAAGAAAACTACGCCATCAAAAACTCTTAGTAATCAACTGTCTCCCTCAATGAGTAGCAATCTTCCAGCTGCCAATGAATCTGATAGAATGAAGAGAGCCCTAGCCAAGCTTACCTAATTTTATAATGTTTCCAACTATAAGGGCTTGGGGTTTATAATTAAGTAATTTGTAAACCTCTTCTCTTACTTTCATTGGATCGCGACCACTTGTATTGATATGCCATACGATTGTATGTTTACGCCATACATTGACTCGGGTATTGTTCCAAGTTACAGTATACATTTAGCAGTCCTCCCTAAGTTCGCGGCGACGCTCTGCTTCACCCTCAATGCGGTCTTCGTAATAATTATAAGCGAAGTCATCAAAAGCATGAGAATGCTGATATAAGTATTCTTTAGGATTTTGTACCCCCATACCAACTTCTAGATTCTCTTCCTGCCATTCAGTTATCTCCGCGTCACGACTCTCAAGAAATGCGTCTATACACTCTCGATCTTCATAAGAATCTGTAAAAGTTTTCATTATGCGGCCTTCCTTTCTTTCAATTGTAAATGCGCTTCAATGAGATCGTGCTCGAGAGCCTTAATATGCTCGTTCTTGGCAAAGCGCAGACCACAGTCATATTGCTTGATAAGAGCTTGATCTTCCTTTTCTAGTGCCCATTTAAGAAGCATTGTCATTTTATGTAATAATTCGGCTGTTTCTAGTGAACTCATTTTGCACCAGCCCTTTCTTTCACAGCTCTGAGAGTTACGCCGCTAGATTCAAGCTTAAGTACGTCCCCAAAGCGTTCAATAATCTCTTTAAGGGTCATGGGTTGAGTTATAGCATTTCCATCTACTGTTAATACGTATTTCATCTTACTATCCTCTCCTTCTTTCAATATACTATTCGGCACCATTTTTAAAAACTTTAGCTATTTGCTGCCATTTTTCTGGGCTTATCTCTTTATTTTCTCGTGCCCATTTACTTATACTATTGATCAAAAGCGTTATGGCGCTCCAGGCAATAAAGATGTAGACTAAGAGCATCTTGTTATCCTTTCAATAATCTCAGGATAATGGTGCCTACTTGGATGAGCAGGCCTAATGCAACTGAGAATACAATGTAGCCAGCAATAATAGTTACAAAAATCATATTAAACTCCAATCTGTTCTAAAAGAGCCTTGGTCTTGTTTGTTCCCTTAACCTTGAACCATCTAGCTAACATCTTTTTCATATATCCCCCGTTATGCATTACTATATTGCATGCGGTGTGCCGACAGTAGATTCAAGTGGTTAGCTACATTATGTGTGTTAAACTTTCATACATTTTCTGTATCTAGTTGATTCTACTAGTAACCTCTTAGACAGTATAACTTCTATTCACTAAATCTGATATCACTTATGCTCCCCAATTTTCTCTAGCCTTTCTTTTATCCATTCGATCTTAAATTCTCGTAATGCCCACATAAAGGCTTTGCAATCTTTGCATACTAAATAAGAACTACCGCTAAGTGTACCCCAATGTTTACAAGGTTTCATGTTTCTCTCCTTTTACAATAGTATAGACAGAGCGGGTACTAATCTTAAACTCAGCGGCTAAGTGGGCACTGGATATACCAGATTCAAACTTCTGTCGTATTAAGGCCTTCATTTCATTACCAATCTTAGTGGGTCTTCCAAGTTGGGTGCCTTTGGCTTTGGCACTGGCCAGCCCAGACTTAATACGAGCAATAATAGTGGAGCGCTCAAATTCAGCAAATGATCCAAGTAAGTGCATGAAGAGTTTTCCTAAGTCTGTACTGAAGTCCATATTCTCTTGAACTGAGTGTACGGTCACGTTGTGCTCAGAAAACAGCTTAAAAGCTTCTATAAGGTCAGCCAATGATCTAGATAACCTATCAAGCTTATAAACTATAATCTTTTCAACCTTGCCTGCTTTACAGTCGTTTAACATGGCTTTAAACTGGGGTCGCTTGGTGTTTGATCCAGTCATAGCCTCATCTATATAGAATTGAAGATCTGAAGCTGGCCTATATTGGAGATAAGCATCTATCTCATGTTTCTGCATGTCAAAGTCCTGCTTTTCAGTGGAAAATCGTATATAAATAGCTGTTTTCATATCAAATCCTTTCGTTTTCATGTTTATTCAGTTCCATTTGACTATACTATCGGCTCAGAGTCAATATACTTTAGTGAAATATTCTAATGTTAATTGCACACCACTATAGCGAGCACCCAGGCGTAGTTTATTTCTATACCGAACCAGCAATCAATAGGTTAGCCATACAATACTTACCAGTAGGTATACTACCGATAGGTAAGTCTATCCCCTGGCCCTCCCCCTACCCATGCCCCCGCGACCGGGTCATCAGCTACTAGCAGAAGATCGATTTTTATATGTAGCTTCTTCTATTCATTTGTATTAGAGATAGGAAAAAAAATTTTGGTGAAAATTTGTAAGTAGTTGATATTATTATGTTCTAGCATTATAGACCAGTCTCTGCATTTTTATTTTTGATTTTTTCATGTAACCTATTGATTTACTTATTACTTTACTATTATATATCTATATACATTAAAATGTGTATGTGATGTATGTGATGTACGTATAGGTGTATACATATATACGGTGAGTGAACACAAAATGCTAGAACTGGTACCTTTTGATCATAATACCCCTAAAAATTCGGTGCCTTACAGTGAAAAGTGCCTAAAATATTGTTGGCACAACTAGTAACTTTGTGGTATACTAGTTTCATGAAAGCCTTGTTTTGTAAGGTATGTGACAGATACTTACCCATTACTGAGTTCCGACGAACTAGAAAATGGTGTGGAGGTTGCTGCAAAGCCAGGGGATGCCTTACCCGCCGAAAACTTCCTCTATCCAAGAGAAATATAAAGGAGCGTGTATTAGCCAGAGAGCGGCTAGATGCTCTTATTGGTATACTAAGTCCTAGAATAGAGTTTATTAAGTTAACTGACGAGCAGGTTTGCGGTTTAAATACAATTGGTGATATATGACGCCCACACTTAAAAAATGCCTTCGATGTAAAAAGTGCTTACCCAGAAGGAGCTTTCTAAGCTCTTTTACTTCTTGTCACAATTGTGTCATTAAGAAAGCTTTAACAACGGCACGTAGAAACAAGAGCCTGAAGTCACAGCTACGAAGAAAGCTCCGAGATGCGGAAAAACCGGTTCGCGGTTTAAATAGCCCTCCTTCCGAAGTTATCTAAAAACACTAAACCACATTAACTTTTTATACATACTCACTACTAACCACTAATACTGTCACTTTTGTATAAAGTGAATTCCATGAGACTAGACGCTCATATTCGATCTGCCCCTAACACCACAGCAAATACCGGGCGGTAAGTAGAGTCACCTACGCAATAACATTTTCTCACGGTACCCATAATGTCAGGGGTGCAAAAACGTAAAATAATTTAGCGCCGCTATATGCAATACTTATGGCTAATCTTTCGTGGTCGATGCCGTATGGCCCTGCGTCTGATGAGTGCCTAACAATAGGAATTTTTATGTCTCAAACTTTAGACTCCGCTGCGATGAACGCGGCACTTAAAGAATTGTATGATAATCAGACAATTGAAAACTTAGTTTACAATGATAATCCTTTTTTGGCAATGGTTAAAAAGAATACGGATTTTGGTGGTAGACATATTTGCCTCCGACTTGGAGCAATCTAAGTCTAAGAAAACTGGGCAATATCGGTGAAGGCTACGAAAATACAAGTTGCTAATACCGAGATAATTTGATAAGATAAAAGATATCAAATATCGTAACGCATAGAAAGTGAAACTGAAGTGATAGTTTGTAGGATATGTAAAATCGAAAAGTCTACAGAGGAATATAGTCCTCGTCAAGATAGACCTTGTGGATTTGAAAGTCGCTGCAAACCATGCAATGCAAAAAGAGCCTTAGATACATACAAAGCCAACAGAGAAGTTTATAAAGAACGAATGAGAATTAGAGCCAATGCTCGATACAAAAAGGATTCTTCTTTAGCTAAATTTCATGCCACTATGAGAAAAGCTCACGTTAAACGAGCAACTCCCAAGTGGGCAGATAAGAAGGCACTGAGACTATTTTATAAAGCATGTCCGAATGGGTATCATGTTGATCATATTATCCCCCTGCGTGGCAAGTACATTTCTGGATTGCATATAAATAGCAATCTACAATACTTGTCTGCAAAAGAAAATATGGCCAAACACAATAAATATTCTTCAGAATATAATCTTTCCACGAGTGCCCGGCTCCCTAAACAGGGATGAAAATATATGCTGAGCTTTTAGGAAACTAAAAGAAGCAGAGGATAAAAAGCCCCTGCGATAACAGACCTGAAATATAAACCGATTCCAATTATCACTGGCGCTTCGCAAGGTCGATCTGCTACGTTTTCGAACGCTCAGAATAACCAATCGCCTGTGCAAATTGAATCCTTCTTCTTGACCCGTGCATCGGATTACTCAATCGCTCAGATTGATAACCAAACGATGCTCGCTTCAAGAACTGACAAAATGAGCTTCCTCGAAGGTAGCAAAGTTTTGATCGACGGTGCCATCACCTCTATCACTCTTTCCCTTGCAAGCTCTCTCTTCAGAAGCGGCACGGGCTCTATCGGTCAAGTCGGAACAATCACCACTGGTGTCATCGTTCTTCTTGATCCCAATAGCGTCGTGCAATTTGAAGTCAACCAAGTCCTCCAAGCCAATGCAACTGACGGCGGAACTCCTCGCGCAGCCCTCGGCTATGTAGTAGCTATTGACCGTAGCAATGGTATTGTTACCGTTTCTACTTCTATGGGCGGTGCCGCTGCTTCTCCTGCAGCTTGGGTTGCCAATGACTTCTTGCTTGTGCAAGGTGATAACAATGCCAAGATCAAAGGTCTTGCTGCATGGTTGCCTGCATCTGCTCCTACCTCGTCTGACAACTTTTTCGGCGTAAACCGATCTGTCGATAGCACCCGCCTTGCCGGTGTTCGATATAACGGTTCTGCTCAGCCCATCGAAGAAGCCCTCATTGATGCTAGCTCCTTGTTAGCTCGTGAAGGTGGAAAACCTGATGTAGCTATCATGTCCTACGCTTCTTATAGTGCCCTCGAAAAGAGTTTGGGTGCTAAGGTTGTGTACATTGACCACCGCGGTCCTGCCGAAATCGAATTTCGCGGTATCCAAGTTAACGGTGCAAATAGCATGATCAAGTGTTTCCCCGATCGTAACTGCCCTAGCAATACCTGCTACCTGTTGACCATGAAGTCATGGACACTCGAATCATTAGGTGACGCCCCTCAAATTCTGAGATATGGCGATGGCCTTGAAATGCTCCGGGTCTTCAATGCAGACGCGGGCGAAGTTAGGGTCGCTTATTACGCCAATCTTGCGTGTAACGCTCCTGGGTGGAATGCCACAGTAGTATTGTCGAGTTAAGTAAGTAATTTAATTAAAGAATTATCTTTAGTCCCCGGTAGAAATATCGGGGATTTTTTATCCTGCCTGTAATTATTTTCTTTACAATTCTGATAAAACAAGGTACACTGGTTGTATAACTTGAAGGAGTTTATATGACAAAGTGTTGTACCAAATGTAATCGTAATCTTCCCACAACTAATTTCGCTGCTGACAAAAGAAATATCAGCAGACTTCAATCTCAATGTACTGAATGCCGAAGAGAAGCAAAACGACTAGGGCGAGAAAATATCCGTGCAGGCATAGGAATGAAAACAATATCACATAAAAAATGCACTATATGCAAAGAGATTAAAGAGATAAAAGACTTTTATAGAGATGCGGGTTTGTCTGACGGATATGCTGTGAAATGTAAACATTGTAAGGATGAGCAGTCGGCTATTTGGCGCAATGCACATAAAAAAGAAAATGCTATTATATCCAAACAATACCGAAAAGAGAATCCTGAAGCCTACAAGAATGCAGTTCTAAAATCAAACTATGGAATTACATTAGAACAATACAATAAAATGCATTCTGAACAAAAGGGTTTATGTAAGATCTGCGGAAAATCGCCTGAAAAAGTATTAGTTGTAGATCATCACCATACAACAAAAGAGGTGCGGGGATTATTGTGTCATGGATGCAATAGGGCTATAGCTATCTTTGATAATGCTACATTATTGCAAGCTGCAAAAGAATATCTAAAGCTTACTTAATGCTATACCCCGGAAACCCCAAGCCCGGAATCAAGGTCTGTTAAGACACCAAAAATTCCTTGACACCAACCAGTCACTCGAGTAGAGTATAAAAG